CAGCAGACGGCTGTCGATTCGGTCAAACGCCTGCAGGGAATGGGCTACACGCGGGAACAGGCCGTTGGGCTGGTGGCAAATTTTCAAGCCGAGAGCGGGCTGGATCCGAGAAGGGTGGGGGACGGCGGCGCGGCCTACGGGATCGGGCAGTGGCACGGCAACCGACAGGACGATTTCAAGAAGAATTTCGGCATCGACATCCGGCAATCCACGCTGGAGCAGCAGCTAGCATTTGCGGACTGGGAGCTGAAAAATACCGAGCGTACTGCGCGCGAGAAGCTCCTGGCTGCCAAGACGCCACAAGCAGCGGCGGAGGCGGTTTCTCGTTTCTATGAGCGGCCGGCCGATGCTGATGGTGATGCGCGCAAGCGCGCGACAGCTGCGGGCGCGCTCTACCAATCGGTCTACATGAGCGATATCGGGCAGGGGTCACCCGTCGGTATTGCGAATGCATCGCCGAACCTTCCGGCGGCGTCAGGTGGCGGCACCAGCAGCACGAGCACGTCGGAAACCAACATAAACGGTCCGATCCACGTGTACACGCAGGCCACCGACGCTAACGGCATCGCCAGGGACATCGGCGGCGCTCTTCAGGAACATCTGATCGTCCCGCAGGCCAACACCGGACTACGATAAATGCCGCTGATTCCTTTCCCGAACGTCCCGCAGGTTCCGGGCGTGCCGGCGGTGTTGCGCGACCTGACGATTCCGTCCCTGTCGCAACTGGCAAACATCGCGCTCGGCGGGCTCGCAGAACTGATCTTCGGCATTCCGCCCTGGGGTATCTACGACCAGCAGGGCAACGAGGTGCTTCAGCCGGACACCTTCCTGGGGATCCGCTTCAAGAACGGTGCGCGCATAGCCGACTTTCCTATGGAGGCCGGTTCCTTCAGCAGCTACAACAAGGTGCAAACGCCTTTTGATGCCGCGGTGCGGATGTCACTCGGTGGGGACACTGTATCCCGAGCACAGTTTTTGGTCACTATCGAAGCCCTGTTGCAGACGACCGACCTGTACAGCGTCGTCACGCCTGAGATTTCTTACCCGAGCGTCAACCTGGTCAATTACAGCTACTCGCGGCAACAGCGCAACGGTGCCGCAATGATTGTGGTCGACCTGATGTTCGAGGAAGTGCGGCAATCGGCGATGGCTCAGTTTGCGCAGGTTCAGGATCCGAGCGGTGCAAGCCCGGTTAACGATGGCCAGGTGCAGGCCTACCCGATTCCAGCGACAGGCTCGCTACAAACAGGGACGTTCGGGACTGATATTCGATGAAAATCATTCCCTTGCAGGCTGTCCCCTCGCAGTCGCTGAGCGTTGTGCTGGACGGCCAGAACTGCCAGATCAATGTCTACCAAAAGTCGACCGGCATGTTCCTGGACCTAGCCGTCAATAACTTGCCGATCATCAGTGCGGCAATTTGCCGCGACCGCGTTCGGCTGGTTCGCACGACCTACCAGGGGTTTGTGGGCGACCTGTCGTTCATAGATACGATGGGCACGGCCGATCCGGCTTATGCCGGTCTGGGTGCTCAGTTTCAATTGCTCTACCTGCAGGCAGCTGACCTATGAGCCTCGTAAAACGGCGTATCGACGTGACGATCACGCTGGGGGAAGGGCAGTTCGGCGAGACGCAGGGACCTGCGGTGACGTTGTCTGGCCTACGTGTGTCGGCCGCTATCGTGGCCTACAACGGCGACGCCCAAGGCCAGCTACAGCTGCGCATTTGCGGCATGACGCTAGACATGATCAATCAGCTGACGACCATCGGCCCCATCATGCCGCAGTTGAAGAAGAACACGATCCTGCTGCAGGCTGGCGACCAAGACGGTGTCTTGAGCACTGCGTACCAAGGCGAAATCATCATCGCATACGGAGACTTCAACCAAGCGCCCCAGGTGGTGTTCAACGTGGTTGGCTTGGCCGCCGGCATCAATGCGGTCAAACCCGTGACGCCGACCAGCTACAAGGGCGCGGCTGACGTGGCGACCGTCATTTCTCAGCTGTGCACACAGATGGGGTATGCGTTCGAAAACAACGGCGTAAACGTCCAATTGTCGAATCCTTACTTCTCAGGAACGGCGCTGGACCAGCTGAAGGCCTGCGCACGTGCCGCGCACATCACCTACACCATTGACCGCGGCGTGCTGGCCATCTGGCCGCAAAGCGGCAGCCGTGGTGGCGAGCCGATTGTCATCTCCCCGGAAACCGGATTGGTCGGATATCCAGCGTTCTCCAGTCAGGGAATCGTATTCACGACGCTATACAACCCGGCGCTGGCGCTGGGCGGCCGCGTGAATGTCACCAGCTCCCTGCAGGTGGCGAGCGGGGTCTGGAATGTCTTTTCCGTAGCTCACATGCTGGAGTCGGAATTGCCGAACGGCAAGTGGTTCACGCAGGTTCAATGCTGGAGGCCTATCGATGTCCAATGAATTCGGGTTTGCTGGCCTCGCACAACCCGGCGATGGGGCCGGGCATTTCGGGGCGCTGCAGTTTCTGGTGCGCACCATGCTGCTGACCGAGATCCGGACCGTTGACCTGGTGCGGGTAGTCGCGGTGACGAACGACGGTGGGTTGTCGCCCGTGGGCTTTGTCGATGTGCAGCCGCTGGTGAATCAGGTTGATGGAGCCGGCAATGCCACGCCGCACGGCGTTATCCATCACCTACCGTATTTCCGCCTTCAGGGGGGCGCGGATGCGGTGATCTTGGATCCCAAGATTGGCGATATCGGCATGGCCGGCTACGCCAGTCGAGATATTTCGGCTGTGAAGTCCACCAAGGACCAGGCGAACCCCGGATCCGGGCGGTCGTTCGACATGGCCGACGGTCTGTACATCGGCGGCATGCTGAACGGAGTGCCAGAACAGTACATCCGCTTCAGCGCTGATGGTATCGAAATGGTCTCGCCGACGGCGATTAGGTTGGCGGCGCCGAACATTGTTCTTCAGGCTACGGAAGCCATCGGCTTGACCGCCGGCACAACGATCACCAACTCGGCGCCCTTGATCGAGCTGGACGGAGAGCTTACGCAAGGCGAAGGGCCTCAGGGTGGCGAGGCTGCTATCCACGGCCCCGTGACAGTCGATACCGACGTAATTGTGGATGGCGTCAGTTCTCGCCATCACAACCACGGCGGCGTCGAGCGTGGCGGCAGCGACACGGATGAGCCCAACCCATGAACACGATGCTTCTAGACCGGACGGCCTGGGACCTTGTCCTTGACGCCTCCGGCAACTGGGCTATGGCCAGCGAGCCATACAGCATCGCGCAGGACGTCGCGAGCGCTGTAAAGCTGTTCCTGGGAGAACTCTGGTACCAGACCAATAAGGGCATCCCGTACTGGCAAGAGATCCTCGGCCATTGGCCGGCTCTGGCCATCGTCCGTGCCCGCGTCGAAGCCGCCGCCTTCACCGTGCCCAAGGTCGCCCAGGCCCGCTGCGTCATCACGTCCCTCGAACGACGCACTCTCACCGGCCAGATACAGGTCATCGACACCGACGGCGTCGAGCACAACGTTTCATTCTGAGGAATTCCATGGCGACCCAAGTACCGGCCATTCAATGGACGCCGGTAGGCGTTGTATTGCCTACGGAAGCCGCGATCCTGGCGGGCGTGCAGGCTGATCAGGATGCCGCCTTCGGTGGCGGCCTGAATCCAGCGCTGGAGACGCCCCAGGGCCAGATCGCCAGCACGACCACGGCTGTCATCGGCCAGAAGAACAACGAGATCGCGGACATCGTCAACCAGGTGAATCCGGCTTTTGCCGAGGGGCGAATGCAGGATGCGATCGGCTACATCTACTTTCTCGAGCGCAAGCCCGGTACGCCAACGGCGGTTGTAGCGACGTGCATCGGCCTAGCCGGCACAGTGATCCCGGTCGGTGCGACCGCAAAGGCAACCGACGGCAACCTATACTTGTGCACGCAGGCAGGGACGATTCCCGTAGGCGGCGCGATCGATTTAACGTTTGCCTGCTCGGTCAATGGGCCCATCGCGTGCCCAGCCGGCCAACTGAACCAGATCTACCAGTCGATCCCCGGCTGGGATTCGATTCTGAATGCCGACGACGGCACGCCCGGCAGCAATGTCGAAAGCCGGGCCGAGTTCGAGGATCGCCGCAAGCAATCTGTGGCGCTGAACGCCGTCAATTCTCTGCAGTCGATCTATGCCAACGTCTTGAACGTGGACGGCGTGATCGATGCCTATGCGACCGAGAACGTGACGGACTCGCCCCTTTCGGTGGGGGGCGTGACGCTGGCCGCACACTCGATCTGGATCGCTGTCGTTGGCGGTGCGGCTGCCGACATTGCCAACGCCATCTGGCGCAAGAAGTCGCTGGGCGCGAATTACAACGGCAACACGTCATTCACGGTGCAGGACACCACAGGCTACGAGTTCCCTTATCCGTCCTATGTCGTGTCGTGGGAAACGGCGGCGGCGCAGCCGATCCTGTTCGCTGTCCAAATTGCCAACAACCCAAGCCTTCCCTCGAACATCGTCGCGCTGGTGCAGCAGGCGCTGATCGCAGCATTCAATGGCGAGGACGGCGGTGTGCGTGCGCGAATCGGGTCGACCATTTTCGCCAGTCGGTATTACGCCCCGATCGTGAACATCGCGCCGAGCGTGTCGATCCTATCGCTACTGCTGGGGCCGACCACCGCCACGCTTGCCAGCTACACCGTGCCGATTAATAAGCGACCCACGGTCGACGCAACAAACATCACCGTCACGTTGGTGTAGCCATGGCAGACGTCATTCCGAAAGCAGGGCTGGTATCCCAGACCCTGATCAGCCAGTACGCCAATTCGCCGACCCTCGTCCAGCTGTGCAACAACATAGACGATTACATCAATCCGGACGCCGATCTCGACACGTTCTACAGCTACGTCTGGAACGTTATGACCGCGGTCGGGTTCGGCCTGGACATCTGGGGCCAAATCGTCAATGTGTCGCGCCAACTGACCATTCCTGGCGCGACGACGTATCTGGGATTCGAAGAGGCGTATACGGCCCCAACAGCAGCCTCTGGTCCGCAGCCCTGGGGCCAAGCTCCCTTCTTCGCGGGTACTCAGGACACGGAAACCTACACGCTTTCCGATGATGCCTACCGCACGCTGATCTTAGTCAAAGCTCTGGCCAAAATCTCCGACTGCACTGCGCCGAGCCTGAACCGATTGCTGAACAACCTGTTCGCCGGTCGCGGCCGCTGCTACGTGAACGACCTCGGGAACATGCAGATGCGGTTCACGTTCGAGTTCTACCTGCAGCCGTTCGAGCTGGCCATCCTCACCCAGTCGGGCGCCGTGCCGCGGCCGGCGGCCGTGGGTGCATATATCGCCGAAGTCCCCATCGAGGGCGTCTTCGGATTCGCCGAGATGGGCGCAGGAATTCAGCCTTGGGGACAAGGCACATTTTTCAACGGAGTTCTCAATGCAAGCTAGCGATCTACCCGTCCTCGTCGCGGTACCGTTCGCGGAAAGTGGCACCAAGAACACCATTCCGACCGCGCCATCGCCCACACCTGGCTTGGCGTCGTTGCAATTGGGCTTTCCCCCGGTGACGATGATTCCGCTCGTGGCCGGGGGAATCCCTCCTGCTGGGGCTGACATCAACGGCATTCTCAACTTGCTGGCGCAGACGGTACGCTGGATCAACGCCGGCGGCACGTTTGGATATAACGGGACGTTTTCGACGGCGATTGGCGGCTATCCCAAGGGCGCTGTTGTGGCGAATGCTGCGCAGGATGGCTTCTGGTTGTCGACGGCCGACAACAACACGACCAACCCTGACACTGGCGGCGCCGGCTGGGT